GTGGAGAAGATCAATAACCCCGGAGGTAAGAACTTTGATCGTGATGAAACTGACAACTATTGGAAACCCACACCCGATAAGTCAGGTAATGCACTAGCAGTCATCCGATTCCTACCTGGTCCTGCCGTTGACGGCGACGATGCCCTTCCTTGGGTTCGTTATTGGGATCACGGATTCCAGAACAAGTCAACAGGTAAATGGTACATTGAAAAGTCTCTAACGACTTTCGATGAAAAGGATCCTGTTGCCGAGTATAACTCCAAACTTTGGAACTCCACCACTGATGATAACGGTCCAGAGCGAAAGCAGGCCCGTGACCAGAAGCGTCGTCTACATTATGTGGCCAACGTTTATGTGGTTTCTGATCCGCAGAATAAGGATGCCGAAGGTAAGGTGTTTCTATTCAAGTTTGGTAAGAAGATCATGGATAAGATCACTAAGATGATGAATCCTGACCTTGAGTCCGAACCACGCATCAACCCAACCGATCTTTGGAAGGGTGCGCCGTTCAAGTTGAAGATGACCCGTCAGAACGTCAATATTGGTGGTCGTAACGTAAGTTTCCCTAATTATGACGAATCGGTGTTTCTGGCTCCAGCACCTCTATCAGAGGATGAAGATGCTATGGAAGCAATCTGGAAGTCAGAGTATTCTCTAAAGGAGATTGTTGATCGTAAGAACTTCAAGACCTATGAGGAACTAAAGAAGCGCCTAGACGAGGTCAACGGTCTTGGTGATGTGGCGCCTGCCAAGTCCTCACACACTGAGGAAATGCTAGAACGCAATCTTGCTAAGGCTCGTGCTGATGAAGTGCCATGGGACGAACCAAAGGCCAAGGCACCAACATTTGAGTCACCTAAGTTTGGTGGTAACACCAGCGACGATGACGAAGATGAAGATTTGGCAATGTTTAGAAAACTTGCTGAGGACTAAGATTAGAGGGGAGCAGAAATGCTCCCCTTTTTTATGCGTTAGTATTATTGGAACTAAAGTGATTGTTTAGAGGATCACCACTTTCAAACCCTCTTGTTCTATGCATAGCACGTTCAAAAGCAGGATTATTCCAAGGCTGTTTATTCTGCTGAGTTAGATTTTCAACAAAGTTATTATCATATGGTCTGGTGCTTTGAATTGGTTGACGTTGATTTGCACCAGCATCTTGGCCTGCACCAGCAAATGCCGCTACCATAGCATGTCTAACAGAATCCAATCCATCACCTGCTGAACCAACAGAATTACCATTTACTCTCTGTGATGGTGTCACATCAACTCTACCCTGTCCTACACCAATCTGTTCACCGGTCTTGGCTGTGAATAGTGGTCTTTGTGTTGCTGTGTCAACTGCGGCCATATCATCTTTCTTATCCAATGGATAGAAACTAATATTGCCTCTAGGAACGTCAAATGATCCACCGTCAGACGCACCAGGAATACCTTGTGACCTCAAGAAATTCTTTGTTGAGGATTCGTCAGGTGCCTTTACAGGTGCTGGTGGTGCTACAATTGCCGTTGGACGTGTAGGCGGTGTTGGAGTTTCGGTAGTCTTATTCTTAGGAAACTCTGGAGTTGCTGCCTTTACAGGTTCAGGTGCCTTCACCTCTCTCTTTGGTTCCGTAGCAGGAGGAGTCTTTGGTGCCTCACCGGCATACGCAGGGGTAACGGGCGATATCTCTTTCTTTAGTCTTTCCGTTAGTGTAGATTCCTGAACCTGTGGTGCCTGGGCCTGAGGTGTAGGTGCAGGCGGTTGAACTTGTGCGACTGCCGTTGTTTCAGGTGGTGCACCTGTTCCTAACTTGGTACCAAATCTGGTACCAGCAATTACCTGGGTATCCATGGTGCGGATCATTTTGTCACGCCACTTATTCTTGATACCTTCTGAGGTAAAATACTTCTGCTTTTCCGATACGTTATGAAGATGACCCATTACACCGTCATAAATGGACTGCATACGGCGTTCCGATGGGCCGGCCTTATATGCAGGATTAGGAGCAAATCTACCTTTTGTTCTACCTGTAACTGATTCGAACTGATAACGTGCCATCAAGGCACCTTCAATACCACCCTTATGTGACTTTGCACGGTTTAGAATGGTGCCCATGATCATGGCATGTTCTTCTGGTACATGGCGTTTTGCTGATGACTCACCATGTGTGGCACGGAGTAGCATGTCATATTCATGATCATTGATCGGCTTACCGTAATATGACTCAATCTTTTGACGCATCTTGACCGCATCAACTTTAGCAGTCTTTTCTGGTAGGTCAGGTATAATGTTTGGAGCACCACCTTTACGGTGTTGTTCCATAATTGCTGCTCTTGTGGCAGGATCAGATAGATCCAATTCTTTGGCCTGTGCGGATGCTACACCAAACTCTTGTTGTATCTTTTCACCAAGACTTGCTCTTTTCTTTTCTTCTGTGATGAACTTGTCTGGTTGTAGACTGTTATCTTTCATTTCCTTGATGGCGTCGAGATAACGAGGGTCTTTTGGACTAATCTTTACCTTGATGCTATCACCAGTTTCAGTGAATGGTACGCCGGCCTTTTTGAAACCGTCTCTTGTTTGTTCCAATAGACTTTCATCAGAAAAAGGAACAAACATATGGTTGTCATGAATGTTCTTTAGAAATGAAGCCTTACTGATATTGAATGTGCTAGTTAGATCGGCAGTCTGTTCTCCGGCGGCACCAGCAGGATGTGGTAGTGGAGGTGTGACCGCTGCGGCCGCCGTAACCTTTGCCGTCTGTCCGCCTGTAGTTTGCTGTCCGTCGGCCGAAGCAGGATTCTTTTCATAGTGTTCGGTTCTTTCTTGAACCTTCTGCTCATTACCATCGGCAGGTGCCATAGTATATGGTTTGCCAGTCTTTCTATCTGCAATCTGATGGAAATTTGCTGGATCGAACTCACCGTTGCTTCTACCTGAACCAAAGAAAAATTGATCGCCGACGACCTTACCCGTACCATTATGCTGGTGAGTAACATTTGTGCCTATAATTTTACCGTTCTTATCTCTGATATAACCTTCAAAGCGAACAACGTGTGAATAACCGTGACGATTGCCGTATGTTCCGTCAGGATCAAATCGTGCAAGCCAATCGCCTGGTTTTAGATTACCAGAACTGGCGGCCGCCCCTGGTTTCCAATTACTTGAATGAGGAACACCACCACCTAATTCAGCATAAAGGGCACATTCTGTATGACCTTTGGCGTTTCTGAAATCGTCTCTACCTACGAAATTCTTGATACCACCAGCAGTTTCGCCAGTGCCACCACCTGTGCTGCCAGATGGCGTTGTATCTCCCACCTCACGACCGGCAGCGGCAGCCTGGGCAGTTCCCATATATTGCTTATAACCACCGTCAGTATATCCACCCCAGTGTCTAATGCCAGTTGGTGTCTTATAATATAGATAATATGCCACTTTGGCATTTTTCTCAGGGTCATATAAATCTTCTACACTTTTGACACCAGCATATTTCATTTCAGGACTATCGAATGGGTGAGCATTGATATTTACCTGAAATAGACCATATGATCTTTCTCTGCCAGGATTTGAATCATTATGTGCAGAAACATTACCGTTTGACTCACGCATACCAACTGCGGTCATAACGACAATATCTTCTTCTTTGAATCCTGCTTTTCTCAATTCGGCAGCATATTGTGTGGCCTTGAATGAACCTGCCACATTACCTTTACCACCTCCGCCTGTGCCTCCTCCAGGTCCACCGCCAGGTGTTCTACCGCCTCTAGTACCTTCAGGACTTGCTGTGCCTAGTTTTTCGTCAATGGCATCAAAATATCTTTGCTGAGCCTCTTGTGACTTCTTAGAGATAGCAGCACGGAAACCAGAAACGTCTGGCAGACCTCTCTCATAATACTTTGGGAATAGTTCGGCAAACTGGGTGGGTGTGAGCAAACCTAATAGAGAACGGCCGTCAGGAGTTTGTGCCAATTCCTGACGCTGGCGAGGTGTCATCTTCTTTAGTCTATTGAAGGCGTCTTTATTAGGTTTATTGGCCATTTACATCTTTCTTCTACTTAGGGACGACATCTGCGCCTTTAGTTCGTTTTCTCTGTCTATTCTTTTCTTTTCTTCTTCTTGTAACCACGCCTGTAACAAGTCAACATAGATATATCTTTCCCAGGGCATCATTGATTCAAGTGTATCTAAATTCCACTTATGATGCTGAACCAAACCAAACTGGGTCTTATAATGATTGGCCAGTCGGTCGTGGCCCATTATTATGTAAAAAAATCGTAGAAATCTGAATACCTCACTGTATGATGGAATCCACATTTATTACAAGTTGCTTCCATTTTTACCAAGAACGTTGGTAGGTTTTCTGTGAAGGCCTGTAGTTTCTTGTAATTCTCTTCCGTCAGACTTTCAACGAACTCTTTTAGTTCCTCTTTCGAGTAATCTTTCCATGAATACTGACCATCTTTGTCCCAGATATAGTCAATCGAGTTGACGATTGTATTGGTTATCTGGTCAATATCTGTGCCTGCCTCAATTCTTTTCATTGTAGCATAGTTTGGATATCGCATCTTCACACCTTTGTCGGTGCTCAATTTGATATCGTCACTAACACCCTCTGGTGTTGCTATCTCACAATTAGAGATATCCATCATAGCAGGGAATACATTGTTACAAATCTCTCCATCTTCCAGTGTATTATTACAGGTGAGATTTACCTCAATGGACTCACCAATAGACTTGGCTCTGAGA